AGCGATACCTTATCGCACCAACAAACCCGGCCACGTGCCGGGTTTGTTTTATTGTGTGCACTGTCGTGGTAAAATGCCACGAAGGAGTTTTCCATGCTGACTGACTACACGACGTACAGTGACATCCGGGCCGTGCTTGGCGTGAGCGAGGACGATCTTACTGACGCCACTTTGGCGCTACAGACGTATGACGATTATCTGACGCAGGAGTTGGAGGACATCGACATCGACCTGCCCGACACCTATGCGACGACACTTGCGCTATCTGCACCCACGTCAGCAGAGACACGTTTTGTCAAAGCCTGCAGCCTGTTCGCCACCTTCTCTGTGGCCAAGACACTGACCGCCGCCCTCCCCTTGTTCGCGGCGAAGCAGATCACAGACGGCAAGGCCCAAGTCAGTCGCTTCGACAACCCCTACAAGGACGCCATCAAGTCGATCAACGAACAGTACGAGACGCTGAAGGCGCGCCTGATCGCCGCCTTGGGCGCAATCGGGACCACGACGACGGCCGCAACGGTGCGCCGGTACATGGCTGTGGTGTCGCCGAGTGTTGATCCGGTGACTGGACTGTAAGTTGAAACGCGACAGCACGATGTACAACGGCGGGGTTCCGCCCAAGGATCTGGTCAAGGCCCCGGTCCCGGACCAGATCAGCTTCCTGGACCGGGTCTGCCACGTGAGCGACCCTGATCCCAACGCTTTCGTCGACAGCTTCTACATCACACAGATCCCGCATGATTGTGACCTGAAATGAGACTCTACGACGCCGCGAGACGGTTTGACACATCGGTAGCGTCTGACGCTTACAACCCCGGCACCACGTTCCTGTGCCAGTATGAGCCGATGAACTTCAGCAAGATCGACGGGGTGTCAATTTTCAAGCGCCAAATCAGCGTTGCCCCAACGGTCGCCATCCCGCCGAGGGGGGCTATAACCATCGAGGGAAAAACCTACCTCGTCGGGCATGGCGCACCGGACTTCTGGAATGACGAAGTCATTCGTGTGACGTTGATCGTGCAAGGGGCGGACGGGCTTGCCAGCTTGAACAGCATCGCTAACGAACTGGACAGCGTTGCTCCAACGACCGCCTACGCTGCACTGGTCTTCAGCAAGTACATGCCGGAGGCCAACGACAACAGCCGCTACCCTCCGCAATATCAGGTGTTCTTCGGAGGTAGCGAGTCGGCCCCTGCCGACAGCCTTGTGCATCTCGACTCGCGATGGTTCCTGGTCAAACAGTCATACCTGTCGACCAGCGGCTTGCGGGTGGCACTCGCCAATGAACTTGAGACTCCGACGTTCGAGACGATCAGCTTCGGGTCCAAGACGTATGACCCGATCACGGATGCGTCGACTTCGTCATCGACTTCGGTGAAGATTCTTCGCGTGAAGTGGAGTGAGCACTTCACGTACCTGAGCCAAGCCAGCGAGAACTACCAGCGCGGGGACCAGCAAATCTTCGTGCCCAAGACGGTGACGCCGAAGCCGTCCGATACGTTGACACTTTCCGATGGAGTGTGGCGTATTCTGTCTGTGCAGAACGAAGCGACGTGGAGTTGTCATGCTCGTCGGGCTTGAACAGTTTGATGCTTCGGTGAAGACCTGGTTTGGCAATGTCAGACAGGCGGCGCAGGAAGCGGCTGCAGGCTTGGCCGAGGTCGCGTTGCAGCAGATTGTCGAGCAATCCCCGCAGTACACGGGCGACTTTGTCGCTGGATGGGAGGTCGGCTTCAACACGCCACCTGTCATTTGGAGACCCCCGAAGATTCTCAATCAGAAGATGATCAAGGCTGGTGTCGTTGAACCGTTCCAGAAGGGCGACGAAGTGGCCATTGAGTACGCCTTGAACAAGGCGCAGCCGCGATTCGCAGCGGCAAAGCACGAACCGCTAGGCACGGCCATCTATCTCTCCAACTCCGCGCACCACGACGAGGACTACGCCTGGAAGATTGAAAATGGACAGATAAATTTCCGCCCAGTCAATCAGAACGCCGACAGGGTCGTGCAGCGTGCGGCGTTATTCACCCGCAACCGATTCAAACACATCGGCGCAACGCAGCTTGCCGTTCTCAGGAGTTTAGGGGTATGACCACAGAAGTCCAGGCCAGGGACGCCATCGTCGCCTACTTCCATCCCGCGTGGACGACCACATATCCAAGCGTGCCGGTGTATTACGAGAACACGGTGAAGATCGACCTGGACACGGTCGGCAGCGCGTTCCTGAGTGTGAGCATCGACTTCAACGACAGCGTGCGCGAAGGCATCGACTCGTCGCCGATCACTGGCAGTTATGGGGAAGTGACGTTCCGATTGTTCGCCAAGGACGGCGTCGGTGTTCGCGACACGTTGACGAGACAGAACTACATCAGAGAACTGATGAAGTATCGCGACCTTTCCGGAACGGCGCTTGATTGCCCACGGCCGGGAAGAAAGCAGGCGAAAGACGGATGGGCATCGTCTGACTTGATCGTGCCGTTTCAATTCTGGCAGTGATTACCTGACGCTCCACTCGTCCAGGGCCAGTGTCATCGACACTGGCTTTTTCGTTTTCAGGAGCAGTAATTCCCACGCCATCTCCGGCATGTTGCGGCTCCCCGCTCGCCAGTGGTACACGGACGAAACCGACACGCGGAGTAGTCCTGCGACTTTCTTTGCGTTGAGTTGGGCTTCGCACATCAGTTCCCTTAGTTTTTCTGGCGTCATGGGCTATCTCCTTGAGAGATTTTAGCATTTTTCTACATTGGGCAAAAGGATTATCCCAATGGCGAATCAGCGAGAACCCTGAAAATGCCATTCCGTTAAAATTGAGGTAGGCCAGAGTCAACTCTCGTGTGGCCAAACATTTTAACGCATTTAAGGACATACGCATGGCGATCACTCTCTCAACTGGCGCAACAATTTCTGTTGCGAAGACCTACGTTCCCGCTTACAACGTCGCCGGCACCACGGTCACGCAGGTCACCAATGCCAACCCGGCAGTGGCTTCCGCCACCAACACCCTCTCGAATGGCGACTATGTTGTGCTGACCTCTGGTTGGGGCCTGCTCGACATGCGTGTTGTGCGTGTTGCTTCGGTGACCGGCTCGACCTTTGCCCTGGAAGGTATTGACACGTCCGACACCGTCAAGTATCCGGGCGGGGCTACTGGTGGTGCTGGAACCTTCAAGAAGATCACGGCGTGGACGGCTCTGTCACAGGTCAAGGCTGTGAGTGCTTCTGGGGGCGCGCAGCAGTTCGCGGATATTACGGCCATCACCGACACGGTCAAGCGCCAGATTCCGACCATCAAGGATGCGGTGACCATGACGGTTGACGTGTACGATGACCCGACACTTGCGTGGTACGCCGACGTTACGGTCGCGGACACAGCCCGGTCGCCGTATGGCCTGAAGATGACCTTCCCCAATGGTTCGGTGCTGGCATCCAATGCGTACTGGTCGATCATGAAGGTTCCGACGATGGCCACCAACGAGGCGCTGATGACGCAACTCTCGCTGTCGCACGCTGCGGAGCCGGTTCGTTACTCCTCGTAACCTGCCACAAACGCGTGGAGTGTGCACTATCGCTCCACGCGTGACTTACTTCCAATAACAACACATGAGGATGAATCATGGCATTTACCCTGCAACCGAAACCCACCTTCACGGGTGAAGTCACGATCCCGACCCCCACCGGGGACGGCAAGGTCACGTTCGAGTTCAAGCACATGGGCCGCAAGGCGCTGAAGGCTTTCTTCGAGTCGCTTGGCGAGGGCGATACCGCCCGCCCGGACAGCGAAGCGCTGCTGGACCTGGTCAGTGGCTGGTCCGGTGTTGATGAGAAATTCAGCCCCGCGAACCTGGACATCCTGCTCGACAACTACCCCTCTGCCGCGAAGGCGATCTTCGAGGCGTACAACAAGGGGCTGTTCGAGGGTAAGCAAAAAAACTCGTAGATCTGGCTGCCCGGATGTACGATTCCGGGCCGTCAGATGAAGAGTTGAAAGCGTTGTACATGACTCGGGAGGATGTCGAGGACACCAGTGATTTCGAGATATGGCCGGAGAACTGGATACCGTTTCTGGTCTTCTCGGAAGTGTCAACGCAGTGGCGTGTCGGGGCAGGAGGCGCAACGGGCCTTGACTACGTGGCGGTGAAGTGGGTCATGGGCCTGATGAAGATCAAGAAGAAGTATGAAGTCCTCCGCGCAATACGGACGATGGAGTCTTCAGCACTAAAGACGATGAACAAATCTTGAGGGGTAGGGTATGAGTGGTGTAGACGCAGCAGCAACCTTATCTCTCAAGATTGATACCACATCGGCCAACGAGTCTCTTACCGCCCTAGAGAATCGGATGAAGGGGTTGGGGGCAAGCCTCAACTCAGGTTCAGCAACACAACCAAAAGCAATTTCGACTATCGGCACATCAGCGGCCGAGGCCAGTGCGCAACTCAAGACTCTACACGCTACAGTGGGAGCGCTTGAGGCCAAAATTTCTTCGATGTCCACCGGAGGTAAGTCAGGCATCTTCGGGAACGTGACCAAGGCGGGTTACGAGATTCAAGGCTTGTTCGGAAAGGTCGACCACAGTGTCGAACGTACCGACACCAACTTGAAGGCGATGCTGAAGAGTGCGGAGATGGCTGGCGCTGCTGCAGTCAAGCAGGCGAATGATTTGGCACGTGCCAAGAACCTCGCCAACTCCCTCGAACTTCGAGTAATCGCAGCCGAAGAAGCGGCCAAGGTCAAGAAGGCTGCAGAGGATGTCGCTGCCTTGGGCCGTGCCAAAAACCTCGCCAACTCCCTCGAACTTCGAGTAATCGCAGCCGAGGATGCCGCCCGTTTGAAGGCTGCCGCAAAGGATGCACAGGAGTTGGCCAAATGGCTCTCCCTGACCGATAAGCAACGCGCTTCTGCAACCGTTCAGGCGGCGAAGGCTGTCTATGGGGGCGCACAACAGAGCGTTCTCCCTGGTGTGGCCGGCTCATCACAAGCCCTTTCAGCGGCTCAAAGCGCGGGCAGCGTCGCAGCCACCGAGGCTGAACTGGCCAGACTCACGAACACACACAAGGCCCTCCACCCCGCCATCAAGCAGAGCGCGGACCATCAACTGCACTGGAACAAGGTTGCGAACGAGGGCCATGCAGCAGTCCGAGGTTTGGCCGGAAGTCTCGGCACGTTGTGGATAACTTACGGCTCGTTGGCTCCGCTGTTGGCTGGCGCTGCCATCGGTTCCGCTTTCGTGAATGCTGCCAAGGCAGGGTCGGAGTTCTCCTACCAACTGACGTTCGTGAAAGCGCTTGGCAATGAATCTGCGGAAGCCATTGAACGCCTGTCTTCGTCCGCACTGACACTTTCACAGACCGGACTACGCGGGCCGACTGAGATCGCCAGCGGCTACCGTATTCTGGCGCAGGCTGGCTTGGATGCCACTGCTGCTTTGGAGGTCATGCCCCATGTCCTGAATCTGTCTACGGTCGGTGAGATGGAAATGGAGCAGGCTGCCACCACGCTGGTCGGTGTCATGACAGCTTTCAACCTGAAGGTTGAGGATGCAGGGCATGTGGGGGATGTGTTTGCCAAGGCTGCGGCCTTGTCTCAGACATCGGTACAAGCCATGACTGAGGCGATGAAATATGCGTCGGTGGTCGGCGAACAGTACGGGGCCAGCCTTGAGGATTCAGCAGCAGCCCTTACGCTCTTGGCCAAGGTGAATATCACTGGAACCTCGGCGGGTACAGCGTACCGGAACATGCTGAAGGAGTTGTTCACCCCGGTCCCCCAAGCAGCATCTGCGATGAAGAAACTTGGGTTGGAGACCAGGGACGCTAATGGCAATTTGAAGTCCTTTGTCGACATCATGAACGATCTTCGTGTGAAGTTGAAGGACTTCAGCCAAGGGGACACGCTGAGTATTACCCAACGCATCTTCGGGGAGCGCGGGGGCAAAGAAGCTGCCCGAATGTTGGCCATCGAGAAGGCCGACTGGGACAAGCTGGTGGCTTCCATCAAGGACTCGAACGGGTTCATGGAGGGGGTGGCTACCCAGTTGGAGAACACAGCCAAAGGTAAATGGGCGCAAGCGCTGAACACCTTGAAGAGTCAGTTGATTATCGCATTTCAGGAGATGGAGCCTGCGTTCAGCAACTTGGCGGACAATTTCAAGGAGTTGTTCTCAGACCCCTCGTTCGTTAACGGTTTGAAGTCAATCGTTGGGGGTGTGGCATCGCTCACATCGAGCCTCGTGTCAATGGCGTCCGTGTTGCTCACGGGGGTGCAGATATGGGCTGTCTATAAGGCCGCTGTCATCGGAGCGGCAGTCTGGACTTCACTCAGCACTGCGGTATCTGGTTTTGCAGCAAGCATGTTGGCTGTGAACGGGGTCATGGGTCCAGCTTTAGGTACTATGGCAACCCTGCGCGGTGTTATTGGCGGGCTTCCATCGCTATTGATGGCCATCCCCACCCCGCTGACCATCATTGCGGGAGCATTGGCGGCAGGGGCTACCGCGTGGGCGATATGGGGCGGTGCGGCGTCTCGGGCCGGGGACATGGCCTATGACTCTGCCAGGCGAGCCGAAGGTGCGCTGGCAAAGGTAAAACGAAGAGAAAAGTATGGGGTCGGTGATCTCGGTGAGGCTCAAGAAGAACTGGACAAGGCAGAGAAACTTCTGAACCTGCGAGTTGAGGGGCGAGCCACAGGAACAGCACTCTCTGATGCCAGACAGTCCGTTGGGAAATGGACTGAGGTTGTCGCTGACCTTGAGAAAGAAAAGTACAAAGCTGCGAACGCGTCTAGCGGCTTGAAGGCTGCTGTTGAGGGCAAGCCGGCGACGAGGAAAGCGTCGGAGATCCTCGGTGCTGATCCGAAACCGGGCAGAGGGGGTTCAACCAAAGTCCGCGACTACAGCGGCGACCTTGAGAAGTCCAACATCGCATCGCTGGTCGAGCGGCAACAGGAAGACATCAAGGTCCTCGAACTGACCCACAAGAATCACCTGATCACCGAGGAACAATATCAGGCGCAACTCGTTGGTGTTTACGCCACGTGGGGTCCGAGGATCGAGGAAGAGTACAGCAGCAGCATTGCGCGTCTTGCCAAACTTCAAGCGGCTTCGAGCGGTGACCAGGCGGCGCAGTACGAGAAGAAGCGCAAGGACATGGAAACGGCGTACCGCAAGTTCCAGTTCGATGAGGCGTATCGGTCGGCGGATTCGCTGGCCGCTGAGATGGGGAGAATCAAGAAGTCAGGGGAAGAAATCCAGAAGGTTCTTGAGGAGCAGCAGGCCAACACCGACCAGATCATGGAGCGGTTGGCGGCAACGCGCATCAAACTCGACCTCACACCGGAACAAGCAGCGGGCTATGACGCAAGAAAGGCTGTTGAGAAGCCGCTGGATAAATCCATTGCCGGGAAGCGTGCCGAGGAACAGAACCTGCTCAACGCTGGTTACAGTGAAGAGAGTGCGAGCCTGAAGGCTGTCCGGGCAGAGATCGAACTCTTGATCGAGGCTCGGGCAAGACTCGGCGGACAGGCGGCTGCGCAAGCTGAAGCTGAAGTCAGTTTCGCTCGCTCCTATGAATACGGGTGGAAGTCGGCGTTCCGGGCCTGGACTGATGAGGGTACGAACGCGGCAAAAACCGCAGCCGATTCTTTCGCTGTCATGACCAATGGCATGGAGAGTCTGATCGACAACTTCCTGACCACGGGCAAACTCGGGTTCGCTGACTTTGCCAAGAGCGTGATCTTGAGCATCGCCAAGATCGAGGCTCGGGCCGCTCTTAGCCAAGGCTTGAAGGCTGTCGGCGGGAACGGTGGTGGCGGGTTCGGTGGAATAATTTCGGGGATTTTGGGTGCGATCACAGGCGGGGGTGGTGGCGGATTCAGTTCCGGCGATTTTGCCAACCTTGCATCCAGTTTCATCGACAGCGCCAAGGGTAATGTCTTCTCCGGGTCACCCTCCTTGCACGCTTATGCCAACACGGTGCAGACCAGTCCGAAGACTTTCGCCTTCCAAAACCTGCACGGGTTCGCACGCGGCGGGGTGTTCGCTGAAGCTGGCCCGGAGGCGGTCATGCCTTTGTCGCGTGACAGTCGCGGGCGCTTGGGTGTGAAGGCGTCGAGTGAAGGGGGGCCAATCAACATCACGGTCCACGTCAACGGCAACAGCAACGCCCCGGATGTGCGACGCGCCGCAGGACAAGGGGCGCGGGAAGCCCTTGCCGCTTTCAATGGCGCTCGCCGGTACGCATAAGGAATAGACATGGCTGCATTTCTCGAAGACGTTCTCCCAGTCAATGTCCGCATGGGGGCCAGTTACACGGACGGGTACGAGGTCGAGATAACGACCACGGCGAGTGGTGCTGAGTACAGAAAGTTGACACATCCGTTTCCAGTGCGCAGTTTTCATGTAAACTTCACCATGTTGCGGGACGATCTCGCGAACCAGGTCCTGGCCCTGTATCACCGCGCTTACGGGATGTATGCCGGCTTTCGGGTGAAGTGCTTGGATGATTACAGCACCAATTCCGGGACCTTGACGCCGACCAAGGACGACTGGGTCCTCCCGAATATTTCGTCCGGGGTGTATCAGTTGATCAAAGGTTATGGCAGCGGGAGTACCCCGCTCGGTATCGGACTGCCATACAGAAATCTGTATAAGCCGATCTCCGGTTCGGTGGTGTTGGCGAAGAACGGTACGTTGATCAGTTCCGGGATCAGCATTGATTACACCACGGGGAGAGTGACCTTGACGCCTGCACCGACGACCGAAGTGATTACAGGCGGCTGCTACTTCCACATCCCTTGTCGATTCAACAGCAAGATCGAGGTTTCGCACATGTCCGACGCGCTGCGGGATTGCGGCGGTATCGACATCATTGAACTGGTCAAGCCATGAAGAGTGTTGTTGCTGATTATCGGTATCGCGTGTTGTGTATGAAGATCGTGCCTGTGGTGGCACCGACCATCTACCTCACCGACTATATCCATGACTTGGTCATGAGCGGGCACACGTACATCAGCACGTCCGGGTATCAGTTCACGGGTTACAACTCGACATCGGACTTCGCCCCGGCCAGCATCGACATCGAGGGCATTGCCGGGGTGGCGGGCATCAGTCGGGCGGCGATCTCCAGCGGACTGTTCGACGGGGCACGATGCTATGTTTTTGCCACGGACTGGACGAGTCCGGTGGAAGATGAGGAACCGATCACGGCCGGGGTGTTTGGCAAAGCCGTGATGATGGATGACCGATACAGTATCGGCGGGGTATCGCTTGTTGATGCCCTGAACCAGAACGTTGGCATGACTTACGGGGCGCAATGCCCGAAGGTGTTTGGCGGGACAGAGTATGGGGGCTGTGGCGTGTCTCTCGCCTATCCGAATACCGTGACCGGGACGCTGACCAGCGTCGCCAGTGCATCCGTCTTCCGCGACAGTTCTCGGGGTGAAGCGGCCGATACGTTTGGCGCAGGCACGATTCAGTTCACATCTGGCCCCAACCTTGGCACAGCCCCAATCGAAATCAAGTCCTACGCAGCGGACGGGACGATTTACACCTATGACAGCTTCTACTACCTTCCGGTGGCGGGCAACACCTACACCATGGTGCGGGGATGCCGAAAGAGACTGGTGGATTGCCAGAACCGGGTCGGGGGTTCCAATGTGCTGAACTTCGGAGGTTTCCTCTGGATACCGGCCGGCAGCACCTATGCTCACGTCGGACGGAGCAGTTAAATGACAGCCGATGACATTGTCAATGCCGCGAGGGAGTGCGTCGGCACTCCTTTCCGCCATCAGGGGCGCTTGCTCGGGGTTGGCCTGGACTGCGCAGGTTTGGTGCTTCATGCCGTTCAGGGCTGTGGGGCCAACGCGATTGACTTCTCCGGGTAC